CTTGTAAGCGGGGTTTGACGCATCCAAGAGATCAATAAATTGACCCCTTGTTTGTTTAATAGCACCAAGTTGCGTGCTACCGATACCAGAAGTTGGCGTTTTCCCAAAATGAATTAGGTCATCAAGTCCCATCTTCATGTAGTGCATGAAAGTGGTGTCGATATTTGCAACTGGCAATCCCTTCTCAGTTACCAACTTTCCAGTTTCTGGATTTATTTGAACTTTAGGCAGTTTTATGCCTTGCTCTTGTGCCAATGAAACCGCCCTGTCATAAGCCTGTTTCATGCTTGGACGCTGAAGCAAATCAGTGAATTCTGATGTGATTTCAACTGGTCTTGGCAAAGCAGCACCATATAACTTTTTGCCAATCTCTGATCTTGCATCTTTCAAAGCATTGAATTCATCAAAGTATGCGGCCTTGCTACCAAACGCAACTTGCATATCACTTGTCAAGCGTTTGAGTAAACCCTTGTCTCGATCTTCCAAGAATTTTTTAGCGACTTGTTTTCCAGGCCCAGGCAGTTGATTGACTGCATCTAAATATGCTCTGGTATTGGGGCCAATGTCTGCGAGTGCGTAGGGCTTGCCAGAACGATCCAAAATCATCTTGATGGCATCATCAAAACTACCGACATCTGCACCCAATGCCTCTCTAATCATGGCCCTAGATTGATCCACACCCATTCTTTGTGGGTTGTCAAACATTGCGCTGACTGCTGATCTGTAGCCTTTGCCAACAATAAAACCAAGACCTTTTGCAACTGGTACAGATGCCATTCCTATACCAGCACCAATTGCCGCTTCTTTGCCTGTTTCTGGGCTAAACAATTCAGCCTCAGATTCACCAATCCCAGAAGTAGCGCCAGCAACACTAGCCAAACCCATTTGACCAAAGGTGGATGATGGCCCTGGCCTTCTGGTTACAAGTGCTGGAAACATTCCACCGCCAATTTGATATGCGATTGACTTTAGTGGGTTTTCCTGTGTGTATTCAGCTTGACCCATTCTTTCAAGAGCGACACCAACATCCATTGGGCTTGGTTGAGGTTCTTGTGGGCTGATCTTTTTGATTGCCGCTGAAATATTCTTAGGGTCAGATGAGATGAAAGACTTTAAAGCCCCAATGCCCTCATCTGAGAAGTTTAAAGTCATGCCCTTCAAGAACTGTCCAAACCCACCAGTTTGCCACTGACCACCTTGAATTGAATCAAGTAATTTCGCACCTTCTGGAGTTATCTTTCCCTCATCTTTGGCAACCAGCAATTCATTTTGCAAGTCTGTGATTTGGTCTTTTAATGATGACATTTTTTTACTCCATTAAGGGCTTGTAAAACCACCACGCTGCAAGGTTCCTCTTGCTGGAGTTGGAGTTCTACCACCACCCATTTCTTGCAATTGAATCATGCGTTGGCGCAAAGCATCTGACTGTGGTTTATAAAGTGGGCTTGTATCAACATAATTGTGTCTGAGCAATGATGGGATTTGTTTTAACTGTATTGGCATTTTTAGACAACCATTGATTGCTAAACCTTGCCAAGTCTTGCTCACGTTTAAGTTTTAGTTCTAGGGCATCAAGCAAAATCAAGTTTCCTTGAGGTGATTTGGAAAGACTTGCAGAACCTTGAACAATAAACTTCAAGTCAGTATCAGTTGGATTAGTGCCAAGTTTTTTAACCTCTGGCAAGAGAACTGAGTTTGAAAAACCTTGGAATGCTTCAGCACCAGCAATTCCCGCAACCTTAAAGTTTGGATCAAATGCTTGTGCAGCCCTACCAAGTTGAAGCATAGTTTCTTGACCAAAACCAGTTTTAGTGCCTTCTTCAATCAAGGTTTTCATGTTTTGAACTGTGCCAAGAGTAGTCCCTGCAACTCTACCAGCCTTTAGATTTGAATTTATATTTTCAGTTAAATCTTCACCAAAACCTCTTTGCATATTAATGGTAACTGGTGCAGTCACATCAATCTTTTGGCGTTTTGCCTCAGTCATTTTTACTGCTCTTGCGTCAACAGCATCAAGTCCGGCTTGACCATGTAGTCTGAAAATCTTAGCCGGATCATCTGTTTGATATAAAAGATTGGCAGCATTGCCCAAGTCACCTGTGAATGGTCTTGGTTTTTCTCCACCAGAAGCAATTGGCTTATACGTTTGCCCAGGCTCAGTTGGAACTGTATAAAGTGTTTCGCCCTCTTTAATTGATACAGTCTCTGGCCTCATTGCTTTTTGTGATGCAACAATTGCCGCAAGTTCTGCTCGACCTTCTGGGGATTGCATCAAAATTGGTGCAAGTCGAGCATAGTCAAGTTTGAGTTCTGGCGGTTTGTATCCAGTAACAGCAGAACGCAATGGGTTTCCAAACTCATCAACTTCAGGAACAGTTGCAGCAGATTGGCCTGAGATGGTTTCTGGGGTAACGCTCAAACCTCTGGAGATCAAATCTCTAGCTGTTTGAGTTCTAGCCAAAGACTGTGCAGCCGCCTGACGCTGACGCAACTTGTCCTGACGCTCTAACGATAAATCTTGACGTTGCAAAGCCTGATCACCCAAAGCAGTCAACTGCAAAGCCAATTGGGTATTGCCCATCTGGATTGCCCTTTGTGCAGCTTCAGCAATTGCTTGAGGATCATTGATGTTTAATCCTGAAAGCACTTGTTGTTGCTGTCTGATTTTGATTAACTGAGGGTCTTCTGCACCCATCAAACCACCAAAGGCTTGACCCAACTGTTGACCAGCACGACCAAAAGCATAGGTTGCCTGTGTGCGTGGGTCTTGTTGAGCAAACTCCATTGCTTGCTTTTGACGCATCAAGTCACGCTGTTCTTGATACAACTCAGGAGTCACCCCGAATAAACTTCCAACAATTTCTGATGCCATAATTATTCCTTAGAAATTTGTGTCTCTGTTGTATCTGCGAGTGTCAGTTCCATATTCTGTGCCACCAGTAAACATTCCAAGCAATGCTTGTTGTGCTTCAGGACTATCTGCAAATCTGGTCAATGCAGTTCCAAAAGGACTAACACCAGATGCTGTCTGAGTCGTTCTGGCTCCAGCAAGACCACCCTCAAACAATGTTCGTCCAACATTAGCACCAGCCTGGGCAGACCTGCCACCCAACTGTGCGCCAATATCCAAAGGTGCTTGACCCAAGGACTCTAGCGATGAACCTACGCCAATTCCAGTGCTGAATGGAGAATAAGCACCTGTCAAACCTTCTCTATAAGAGCCAAGTAAGTTAGAGCCAGTTCCTAGCAAACCAGCGCCAAACTGAACTTGTCTCTGTCCTTCTGTCTGTGCTTGTGCCGCCAATTGAGCATCCTGTTGAGCCAAAGCGTTGTAGTAGGCTTCCATTTCAGGAGATGCCGCCCGTAGACCTTCACCACCACCTGGGCGCATACCAGTGCCACCAACAGATAACCCACCACGACCTGTTTGAAATAATCTGTTTTGCAGTTGAGCAAATTCACGCTCACGGCTAGGAGCCAACAAGTTTTGTTGTCTTGCCATGTAGTCAGCGGCGACTTGCTCTGGAGACTGAGCCAGATACTGCTGACCCAAGCCAAACAAGCCTTGTGCGCCAGTGGTCAAAGGAGCATATCGACCAGCCGCTTGCTCTGCCTCAGTCAAGCCTTGACCAGACAAAGCCATGATTCGGTCTTGCATTGCTTTGAGTTCTGGTGTTAACTGATAACCAGCGCTTGTCAACTGACCAGTTGTAGGATCAAAACCAAACTGTGATGCACCAAAGCGAGTGGTAACGCCAACAGGACGAAACTTCTGTGCTTCTGCCGCTGTTGCCGCCGCATCCCTCATTGCTTGGGCAGAGATTCGTGCCGCTTCTACATTGGCTTGATTGGTCAATAAACCACCAGCAGTACTAATTCCAGCACTAATCAATCCTTTTGTCAGGCTTGGATTAGATTTAAAAAATTTAACAACATCGCCAATTTTTAAACCAGTTCCTGTTGCGTAATTTTGAACTGCCTGACTTAATCCTGCCGACATTGACGCGCCTTCAGGATCTGCATTTAGTTCTCGTTGAAGATCGGCATACATTGCAGCACCTTCAGGGTCTGCTAAATATTCGCTTAGACCAGCAGACATTCCTGCGCCTTCATAATCCGTAAAATCTGTTGCCATATTTCCTCCAGTATTTCCAGTAATCGGTGTTTGTGGTGTTGGTGTGGGTGGTGTGAATCCAGAACCATCGTCAATAATGTCTTTTGTATCAAATGATGATGCAGTTGTGTCTACCTCAAAAGGAGCCAACTGATTCATTAAATCTTGTTGTCCAGCAAGAGCCTGTTGTTCAGTGGGAACAGTTACTCCTGAGTCTGGTCTAAGAGAATCAAGTGCAACACCTTGTACAGCTCCAGTAACAGCTTGTTCTGGATTCTTTCCAGCAAGCAGTCCACCAGCAGTTCCTTGAGCAACCTGTCCAGCAACAGTGGAACCAGTTGCACCAGCAACAGCAGAACCAACTCCTAGTTGACCAGCAGCATATTGAGCCGCATAATTTGTTGCAGTCTTTTCATCACCACTGGCAATTGCACCAGCAGTAACGCCACCAGCAACAGCAGTTCCAATTCCAGGTAGTCCATAAGCTGCGCCAACAACATCCAATGCCAGTGGAAGTATTGGGCCAGCTTTCAATATCTCATTACCAAGACCAGCAAGTAATCCGCCGCCACTGCTGTAGGTATACCCAACAATTTTTCGCTCAGTCTTTACTTGTTGACCATTTGGCAACACATATCCACTTTGCAAAAGATAGGTTGGTTTGCCACCCACCTCTCCAACACCAGTAACTTGACCTGCAAATGAAGGGTTATATTGCGTTAATCCTTGTGCAAGTATTGGATCAATTGTGTCTTTTGGCGCAAGAAAACCCTTGGTTGAGCCACCCATTTGATCGGAAATAAATTTACCAATATCAAATGAGCCAAATTCAGTTCCAGCAATGTCTACATACTCAGAATTATTTTTTAAAGATGAAAGCAAAGTTGGGTCAAGAAAACCTAGAAATAATGCACCTCTGTCACCCGATACCGCACCTTTGGTAATCCTATCTTCAGGAACAAAGGTATATGACTTTCCACCAACATCAAAACTAAGCCCCATGTTTAGCGGGGGTGGATCATCGGCTGCACCAGCCATGTAGACAGGGACTCTCCCGCTAGTATCTAGCGTTCCAAACTTTGAGGTTTGTATGGATTGAGCCATTACACAGTGCCGTTAGCCACGATGTTGCCCAACACAGTCAGGTTGCCAGAACTGTCAATCTTCATTACATCAGTTCCTGAATGACGAATAAGTAGATTAGACCCACTCTCAACAAAGCTGAAGTTAGTGAAGGTTCCATCTGCCTTGGTTGCAATGGCAGTGGAAATGTTGGTGAACTCAGTATCAATCTCAGTTCCCTTGACAACCTTGCTTGCATTCCCTGGCGACAAAGCATCTTTAGCCGCAAAGTTGGTGGTTTTGGTGTAATTTGCCATGTTTCTTCCTTAAACCAGTTTGCCATTCTTGGCTTGAATCTCAATCTTTTGAATGCTCACGGGATACCCATTGATCTGCACTTCATAACCCGTCTGCACAGTCTTGCCAGAACCTGATGTTTGACCAACCAAAGTCTGCAAAGAAATACCATCTGAGTAGTAGGCAACAGGAACACCATTCGCCCCATACTCAGCAGTACCATATTCAGCAACAGTAGACTGAGGAATTTGCAATGTGGTGGCGTAATACTGACCTGTGAAGTCATATCCCCACTTGATGATGAAGCCTTGGCTTGAACCACCAATCACCACCACAGCAATGCGCTTTAGGATGGATGTGACATTGGGCGCACCCAAGTCAGCATAAGTTGTGAAATACTGCAATCGGTATGTGCTTGCATGGTCAAGATAGGTTCCATACTTGCCCACATAGCCATTCTTACCAATCAACAAGTCTCCATTGCGTTTAGCAACGAAAGCAGTTGGCGTGATGGAATCCCACACAGTTACCCGTGAAGAACCATCTTGCAATGCCGCCTTGGTGTCAAAGCAATAGGTCTGGGTTGCAGTCGGAAAGTTAATCAGGTAGAAGGCATTTGACTCTGAATAGACTGCCTTGATGTTTGCCAATGTCTCAGCATTCACAATCGTCATCAAGTCATCGCGGACATTCTTAGACAAGTCCCGCAAAGGAGCAGACTTCTCCTGAATAGTTCTGAGCAATGAACGCACACCACTGTTTGATAAGAAAACCACATCACTGCCTGTGTTGGCAATGGAATCCCTTGCAATGCAACCAATGTTGCTGATGGTGTCACTCAAAGACAGGCTTGATGGGGTAGTTGCATTTGCATAAATCAAGACTTGACGCTTGCCAAAGATAAACAAGAATCCATTGTGAGCCGCTAACCCTGTGATCTCATCAGACCCATTGGGCCATACCCGTGAGATGTCCAAAGAACCAGCAGTTCCTGTTGACCAGATGTGTCCTGCAAGCAAGTCAGAGAAAAAGACAGTTACATTGTCAGAAGTGCTACTAGCAGTCCACAAGCGACCATAGGCAGAGATAACAATGTTGGTCTGGGGAGCAGTTGCAACATAACCAGTTTTCTCGCTCACACGCCTGTATGTGGTGAGACTTACAGCAGGGTCATAAATGAGTGGGTCATACCCTGACTGAAAGAAATATGTGATTCCATTCAAAGAAGCACAATGCCAGTTGCTTGCAGTAATGGTGGGGCCAGTACCTCCCCCCCCATAGGTCAACTCAACAACACTCGCACCACTCAGTTTAAACAGCTTGTTGTTTCCAGCGAACAGAACAGTCAAAGTTCCATCAGTCTGCACCAACTCATGGATGACTGTTACATTATTTGCACCAAGGTTGCCAGAGGATGTGTTAACCCTTGAAAAGCCTTTGCGAGAGCCAATGCGCCCGTATTGGTCAATCACGCAGTTTGTGGCAATCGCAGCGTATCCAGCCGCTAAATCAAGCGGAGAGTCTTGTGTATTGAGTCCAAAGAAGCCTGGAGCCGATACAGAAAAGGTCTGGATTTGCTGGCTCATGTTGATACAAATTGCTGATTTTCTGGATACCGATTTGCCTCTAAAGCAATGTAATCAGAGAGCATGGATCGAAATAGTGTGTATGCCTCTGATGAAGACAATCCACCATCTTCACCACGCTCAACCAATGCCCTGGCATACGCACCTTGAGCAACAACTACATCAGGCACAAGAACAACAGTGCTGTCAGATGCCAAAGTTGCCTGGGGTATCGTCAGACTGAATTTCAGTGTGTATACGCCATCAGGAATTGGAAACAAGCTGACTTTGGTGTCGTAAGAAGCATCTAGGCCATCAAAAGTAAATTCTGTTGGAATTGAGTTGACTAGGGGCAAGAAGTTCTGTTTGCGGTTCATGTCCACAAATGTGATGTTAGTCAAACCAACATTACTGGTTGTGTTGATGGCATCCATCACCTGAAACTTCTGACCAGCACCAGTGAGTGAATATGATGGGGTTGAAGCCACAGTGGTCACAGTGATGGTCTGCCCCAAAGAATTCCAACCAAAAGAATCCTCAACTTGACGCTTTGCATCGTTCACAAACTTTGCAACCAAGGTGGAATAGGTGGTTTCGTTGTAAGTGGTTACAACGGGTTCACGCAAGCGGATCAACACATCGTTGACAAGTTCTAGTAGTGTCATGCTCTTGCCAACCCTTCTTGTTCAAACGTTGCTATAAAACTGAATGTGCTTCCCGACTGAGTAGTTATTTTTATTTGGTCATCTTCTTCTAAAACAATGTAGGCATTGCCATCAAACTGCAAATATTCTTTAGTGCTGAAATCAAGAGCAGTCAATATATCAAGGGTTGTACTAGCGCTTGCGTCAAACCACTGAACAGTTATATGCTTGGTAGAGCCGCCTGTATTGTGTATATACATGACGGTAAATTTTGCGTAGTAGCCCTTTGGACAGGTATAGACTGTTGTGTCTACTGCCGCTGTAGGACTAACACCAACTGATAATGCTCTCATTTCGCCTTTGCCTTGTTCCTTGCGGATATAGCTTTAGCTTTTGCCTTTGCATCAGACTTTGAGGATGCACCCCATGCCTGTAGCGAAAGAAGCAGTCTCGTTGGTTCACCATTCTTGAACTCAGGGCCATCATTGCCACCCATTCGAGCCAAGAAACTTGCTCTGCGAGGGTTGTCCCCCGACTTTACTGGCGCTTTGAGATTCCCACCAGTTGCCGCATTATAAGATGATCTGCCCTTGGCATTCAAGCCGCCTTTTGGATTTTGACCAGCTTTTGTTTGCCAAACAGGAGATTTCATCTACTTCACCTTTTTAACCTTCTTTGCAGTCTTTGCCGCTTGTTTAAAATCAGCAGCGGTAGGCGCACCCTTGGTTCCTACCTTCCGCATCTTCTCGCCAGACCCCGCCTTGATACGAGCCTGTTTTGCGTTAATATTTGAGTACAAACCAGTTTTCATTTCTTCTTCTTTCTGGGTTTTGCCATGCCAGCTTCAGACAAGGCAATAGCAATTGCTTGCTTACGGGAAGTCACTTCTGGCCCCTTTTTAGACCCAGAATGCAAAGTTCCCTCTTTGTACTCACGCATGACTTTTCCGACCTTTTTAGCCGCTTTGGTCATTTTCATATCAGTACAACACTTTAGCCGTGATGGTTCCAGAGGTGTATGCGGTGCAGTTAGCCCTCAAATACTTGGGAGCATTGGCAATGGTTACGATGCCATCAGCGGTCAAAGCAGTGCCAATTGTGGCAAAGGTTGTCCCATCCAAGCTACCTTGGAAAGCAACAGTTGCGCTGGTAATACCAGAAACTTGCAGAAATGCAGGTTGACCAGCATCAGCTTGCACAGCTTTTGACGCACCAGTTGCGACAACAGCACTCAATAGAGTGACAGGAGTAGTTAAAGATGACATTATTTTGCCTTTTTAGCTTTGCTCATCATGTTGGTAGCAGTACGACCACCACGCATAGGCAAGCCTTTTGGTTTACCAACAGCAACCATAATGGTCACAGGAACACCCTTTTTCTTGCCGTACTCTTTGGCTTCTTTCTCGCCTTTTTCAGAGTAGGGAAACTTCTTTTTTCCAACCATAGGCATAGCATTCTCCTTATTTCCAGACACGATCAGCAATAAAGGTAATGATGCCGCCCATGAATGAAGCGATAGTCATACCCACCCAAAATCCACCTTTGCCTTTGTTGGCAAGTTCAAGTAAGGCTTTTACATCAGTACTCAATTGAGTTACCTGACCATGCAAAGTCTCAACTTGAGCCTCTAACCGACCAAAATCACGAGCATCTATCTCAGACATTTGCTACCTTTCGGGGTCTTCCCATACGCTTAAATGTTGGAATCACAGGCGCAAATGCGGTATCTGTTCTAGTCTCTGATTCTACAGATTCTGTGGTTACTTCTGCCTCGTCTATCCTCACATATCCCTGATGACCCTTCATAGAATCAATATCATGCTGATATGTAAAAGTTACAGTGTTACCTGATTGAAGACAGCGAAAAGTAGCCATAAAACCCTTTAAATGAGAAAGGGGGGACTAGCCCCCCCCTATCTTTACACCATACGGACAATAACTATATCCATAGTGGCTGATGCCAAGTCCACTGTTGAACCTGATTCGTTTTGGATGCGGAACTTGACGGTATTGGCAGCACTGACATAACCAGTAACTGTTAAACCAACCAAATCCACAGCCAAAGATGTACCAAGAACCATGTCACCCAAAGCGACACCAGGA